TTAAAGCATCATAGGTATCTTTACTAATTTCAAGGTAAATATCTTCATTTACTTTAACACAAAAATATCTTGTAAATACTCCTAAATTATAATCTTCTTCAGTTGGTTGAGGATAGTATGAAGTTGGGAGTTGTAAGATATTATCCATATTAGTACCTTTTAATGAGTTGTAAGTATAAATATCTCTCATATTCTGATATTGGTTAGGAATAATTTCTCCATCATAATTATCAGCATAACTAACATAGTTTCCTTCTCCTGTTAGAGGAGTAGCATCCCATTGGGCATCATTGTTAGGGGATTTTATTATTTCTTCAATAGGCTTATCATTAGGTGTTTTACCTGTATAAAACTTACCTGTATAAAGTTTATGATAATATCCTGTATATTCTTTCCCACTACTCAGATATTGGAACTCATTATTTCGAGTATATAAATTGGTTTTTATTTTATTCTTTGGAATATACATAATTAGAATAATTTTTTATAAAGATCAGAACTATTCACATAAGTTTGAACAGCAGGATCATTTAAATTTTTAGGTAATTGACCCTCACCAACACCATTTAGGTTTTTAATTTGCATTAAGAAACTACCTTCACTATATAAAGTACCAATTAATTTATCTACTGCTTGTTGAGATTGTTCTTTTGATGGGTTTAAGTAAAAATCACCTGTACCTAATGGGTTAGTATTAGAGCCTCCAAATTTATCCTTCATATCCTGTGTTTTGTTAAATTTAAGACCAGGACCTATACAACCCTGTAACCACCCAGGAGCAATTGGAGATTTATGAATTAGTACTGATGAACGTACATATCCATTTCCAAATAGTTTATCAAACTCAAATCCACCTTTACCGTTTCCAATGACCCAAAAACATTTTCCGTATTTCCCAGAAGAATGAGATTTAACTCTATAAGTATCATTTGGAGGGATACAACTAATACTATTTTGATTTCCTTTCCATGGAAGTTCTACTGTAGGTAGAGCATAAAGTACCTTACCACTACTATCAAATACCGTCATAATACCATAAGTTTGTTCTCCATCATCAGCTAAGCGACGTAAAGTAATTCTTTGGATTTCGTCTGCTGGGGGGTTTGATGGAGGTGGAGGAGAAATATTACCTGTACTAGTTGATGATGAACCACCCCCACCTTCAGATGTATTTAGGGGGTATGATGTTGGAATTTCGGATAATTTAGCAGCTGGTACTGATTGTGTATCAAGTTTTGTTTTCCATCCACTATTATTAACTGTATGATTAATACCTTTAATTTGGATATCCACTCCACCTTTTTCATATGAAGGAGGTAGAATTTCTTCACTAATTTTAAATTTTTGATATAACTTCATCCCTGATAATCCTTCCATTTCTAATGAAAAATTAAATGGGAGAAAAAATGGGGATTGTAATTGTTGTTCACCCTTACTATCGGGTTGTGTTAGTCTACCTAAAATTAAAGAAGCATGAGTTGTATTAAGATTAGATAAAGTATCTATATTTTCAGGAAACCAATTTTTAGCATTATATATAGCTCCAAATGGACTTCTTAAAGAAGAACCTATCTTAATAATTTTTTTAAAATTGCTTTCTATTGTAACTTCTTGTTTTTTATCTTCATCCTCAGTAGTACTTTCATTATCATTAGTTGATAATACTTTTTCAGGAATTATTCTATCTTTTAACCCCGCATTATAATTTGAAAATGCTGTAGCATTTCCTGATTTCTGATTTCCATTACTTTGTGAACCTATTGCTATTGTGGCTGTAAAACTACTTGGTATTTCAGCATTTAAATCTAAACTTGTTAAAAAACTACCTTCTACTCCAGGTTCAACCCCAAATGTTTTAAAACGTGCATATTCTATTTCATCTTCAACTTTCTTTAATCTTTGAGGGATTTCTTCTATAAATTTAATTAAACCATCTTCAGTAACAGTAATAGTGATTTTATTAACTCCACCTAAAGATTGAGTAATACCTTTTATTAAATCTTTTAAAAAATCCATTAGATTAGCATTATTTTCTTCATCTAATGGTAATTCATCTAATACTTTAGTTATGTAATAAAAATTAACAAACACACCCGCTAATCTCCCGACATAAGGTTCACCATCTACATTCCAAAAAGAAGATTTGGATAAAATTTCGTTAAAGTCAAATTGAGGTAATTCTAAATTTGGAATTGGGGGGGATGTGTTGGTATATGGAATTAAACAAATTCTAGGGTCTGCTGAAAATCCTCCAGGAATTCTTAATATATAGTTTTCATCATTTTTTAGATCATTAAAATCCATATCAAATCTAAATAAAGGAATTGATGTATCTACTCCTCTACTATTATCATGGAGTAATATTTTAGATTGAATCATAGATAATAGAGATCCAAAAGTTATATATACTTGAGGGGATTGATTATCACTCCCCCAACCCACGGTATCAACATCACCTACTGTAAATAAAGAATTTTTAAATATTAGTTCTTCTTTTTTAAATTTTTTAGTAGGATTTGGATAATTTTGTAGAGTTATATCACCAAAATCAGTTTTATCACCTTCTATTGTTTGAAATATATTAAATAATATTTTATTTAATTCTGATTTGTTTTTATTAGAAATTAAAGGTGGGTCATCACTTTCTTCACCTGCATTTTTTTCCTCTCCTTCAATTTCATCTTCTACACTTATATTCATTTTAAGTGATTCTATAACATCCCCCATTCCTGTTAGAGTTAGTTGACAGTTATAACTTCCATCTGAGTTAAAACTCCACTTAAATGTGGTTATTTTACCATATATAGCTTCATAATTCCCATCATATTCTTCTTTTGATTTTTTAATTTCTTTGTAAATATCATATTGGGTTTTATCTTTGGGGTTAAAAAGAGTTCTTAAAGGTTCAGAAGAAAAATTTTCAAATGAATCATATTTTCCATCATTATTCAAATATGTACTATGTCCAAACTCTAATAAAAGAGAATATCCTGGGCGAAGGTATAGAACATCTATTATTTGAAATTGTCTTTTGCTAAAACATTTGATATTAATTGTAGTTTTAGTTAAAGCACCATTATTTTGATATTGTACCGATACATCAGTAATACCAGGCATTGGAACATATCCTCTTTCTTCTATTCCACCCCAACCATATGCTCCATTAAATGGTGAACTACTATTATTTAAACCTGAGTTTGGGGCCACATTATTATTTTCCCCTGTCATAGATACTACCCCACCATATAAAATAGATTTTTTAGCTAGTTCTACCCCATCAAAATTAGAAACATCTAAACCAGAATCTATTAATTTTTGAGGAACACCATTTTTAAGTTTGCCACCACTCTCAAAATCAAAAGTTAGATCTACTGAACTTGCTAAACGAATAAATGGGGTTTTAACAAGGTTAGATTGGATTTGAGCAGTAGAATACTTCCCTAAAGATTTTTGTCTTACATCTATTTGTTTGGTTACCCAAGGTTCAAATGGTTGTCCTAAAAGGTTTGACATATCATAAACTATTTATTTCGATATAACTATCAATAATTGAACTTATGTTAACTGGTATTCTTAATTGAGTACCTTCATTTAAAAATAAAGATCCAAAATTAACTTTATTGGGATTTGCAGCTGCTATAATCCAATATAAAGTAACATCGCTATAAAATTGATTAGCTAGTAAATCTAACCGATCACCAAAATCTGTAAGTACATAAATATCATTTTCAGATAATGGTATTTCCGGATATTTGACATCACGATAATAAACAGCCCCCAGGGTTCCAACATTTTCGTTAGTATTTCTTAGGGTTTTTATGGTAGCGTAGCGTTTCATATTTTAATTAATCAATTGATACAGGTACTGCAGTGGCAAATACAGGTTCAGTTTGTGGGTTATCTTGAGTTGGTACATTACTTTCTGCTGCTACTTTATCTTCAACTTCTTTAGGGGTTCTAGGATTATCTACAGGCATTCCAAATCCACTATTCCAATTTGTATTTGTACCATTAGATAATGCTATAAATTTACTTTTTCCTTTTTGTGGGACATTATCTTGAATAGGTATAAATGTAAAACCTGAAACTTTAATCATATGAGCTAATTCTTTAACTGACGTATCATAATTGCCTTCTTCATCAATTCCAATTTCCCATGTTGATTCATCAGGTATAGTATACGTAAGACCTTTTATAATTCCGAGTTGATTGTATAAATAACCACCAACAGTTAAACGTGCTAAACTTCCTCTCATAAAACCACCTGAGGAATAATCAGGTGCTAAAGATGAAGCTAGGTAATTTAATTTTTTATACATTGGGATTAATTCAGCTTTAGATTGAGCATAAACTGTCCAACCCATACTTATTTCTCTATTAAATCCTCCATAATTATAAAATTTTTCTCCTCTCCCAACGTATTGAGTATCTGACCAATTAGCAGTATAATTATCTGAAAATCCTTCAATAAAAGCTCTAAAGTGGATATAATTAGATTTTCCAAATCCATCATTTTGAAGAATACCAATACTAAATTTTACTAGATCATTTCCATCACTTATTCCCCTATGATCAGGAGCTGCTGCTGAATAAAAGGGTCTAGCATTAATTTTATCTAATGCAGGTTGACCAGCTGAATATTTAATTACATTTCTTGTTTTTCCAGGATCTCCTAAACTAAGTCTATCTTCAATATTTTTAGCATTTCCACGATTATAATCTGGAGCTAAAGACATTATTGTAGAACTATCTACTGATGGTGAAGTTGGGGTTCCTATAAGAGCTCTTCTAAAATCCGTTATAGTAGGATTACCACTAAGTTTACCAGGATTTTCTGGAATAGAAATAATTTGTGTTTGAGTAAGAGTTAAAGAATTATTTACTCTTTGTAAAGGTGAATATTTTGTAATATTTTTATCTCCATAAACACTAAACCCAAATGCATTATTATAAGAGTCAAGAGGTAATTGAGAATTAAAACTATTATCTACAGGTTCAATTAACCCATTATAAAGTAAAGTTACACTAGATGCATTACCTAATAAAAGACTAGTAAAATATTGTGGATTTCTTGGAGATGGGGTTGATGCATAAATTTTTATTTCATCTTTAGGTACTACATTATCAATTAATTTATTATTTAAAGTAAATGGTGATATTACCTGATTATCTCCATTAAGTAATAATTCATTGTTTTCAACATTATGAGAATCAGTTATATTAGTTCCCTCAATAGTTGATAAATATGAATCTGGATTAGTTGGGGAAGGTATAGATGAATAAGTTTTTATTTCATCTTCAGGGATTACTTCACCAATTAATTTATTATTTACAGTGAATGGGGATACTTGTTGGTTATCTTCATTAGATAATAGTTCATTATTAATACTATTATTAGTATCAATTTGTTGAGAACCTATAATAGTGGATAAATACGAATTAGTATCATCAGAAGTATGTAATTTAACCCCCCCTTTATTAAAATATTCAGGATTACTAACAGCAAGTGGATTATTATCTCCTGTTCTTTGATCAGCAAATTTAATTTTAGTTTTACCAATTCCTAATATAGAGCCCGGACCACCACCATACTCTAATATATTTACAGGATTATTATTGGAATTTAGTTCTACTAATCTATTATTTTCTGTATCTTGATTTTTAACTATATTAAAATAACTATTTAATCCTAACCCTAATGATGATAGAAAACCACCACCCCCATCAGGCGATACAGGAGATGTAGGATCTATACCTAATAAATTTAAATGAGTTCCTGTAAATCCGACACCTGCTTGTGCTATAGTAGAAGTAGGTAAATATACACCTTGATTAACACCACCCCCACCATAACCAGCACCTTTGGATGCTTCGGTTTTTACTGATGTACGAGATAATAAATTTTGTTTAGCTATAAATAAAGGACCACTAGGTGATTTAAAATCAAAAAACATTTGAGACAATCGACTTACATCATTAACTCCTTTTATTGGAGCTAATATCCCACCTCTTAAAAGAATATCTTTCCCTCCAGTATTAAAAATATTAGATGGATCTTCCTCAGGTGAGGGGATAGATTTTTGGATGTAAGGTTGACCACTAGATCCACCTCCAGGTCTATCATTCCCATACCTTAAAGATCTAAGGTCTGTTTTGAGATTTATTAAAGGCATCTATTAAAATGTTCTTCCTTCAGGTGCGTTATCTCTGTAGTTACTTGCAGGTACATCACCATTTAAATCTAATTGAGATGGGGAAGGTTTTCCTACAATATTGGGGATATCATTAATTGAATAGGTATCATGTAATTTAGATCCTGCAAAATTTGGGATTGGAGGTGTTCCACCATTTAAGCTTGATAGATTTGAACCTGCTACTGTTAATTTGTCAAGTAAAGCCATAATTTTATATTTTTTATTTATTGTTTATTATAAATATTAACCAAGGTTAGAAGATGCCAATGCAACTGTTTTTCCTACTTTAGCTCCATCAATGTAAACATCTCCTTCTTTATTTAAAATTTGTATTAATACATTTTCTACAGCTGACATACGTTCTACTAAGGGATTAATGTTAATAGATGTATTATTATTTGAAGATGATTCCATTTTTTCTCCACCACTACCAAATAAACTAGTTCCAGCTATAACTGTATCTTTATCATTAAGAGCAATAGCACCTTCAGGACCCATTAATGTTCTAGAACCATACCCCGAAGGTGATGAAACCATATCATCTGCAGTCATAGCTTTAATAGCAGCATACCCCGCAGCTGCGGCTGCAACTGCTATAGCAACACCAATTCCAAAAGTAACTGCAGCATTTGTTGCTAAAGCAGCACTTAATAAACCTAATTGTACTCCTAAGGCAACTGTCATGGCCCCAATAGTTCCAAAAATTGATCCCTTTTTAGCATTTTCTAATGCTAATTGAGCAATTTGGTAAGTTCGTATTAGACCATTATAAAATGCTATACTTTTCGTTATTCCAAATACTACACCTGCTGCTACTGCTATAGCTCCTAATGCTGATTGGAATCCATCTAATTGTTCTAAATTTCCTGATAAAATACCACTTATTCCTTTAAACACATCAAAAACTGGGGTGAGGAGAAATGATATAGCACTAATAGCAGGAACAAGTAGATCTACTATAGGAGATACTAGTTGCATTACAGGACCTGCTAAAGAAACAAATACTTCTTTTAATTTTTCAACAGCAGCATTAAACTTGTCTTGAGTATTTTGTTGACCTAATAAATTTTCTAAATTTTCATCACCTAATCTTTTTTTAGCTTCTTCTAACCCAACTTCTTTAACTAAATTATTAAATCTTTCTTGAGCGGTTTTACCTTCTTGATCTGAAAGTTTAGCCATTGCTTCTCTTTCCATTAAAGATTTAGCTAAATCATCACGTGTCATGCCAACAGATTTAGCTAATGCTTCTTGTTGGATAACATTCATCTCTGTAAATTCAGCTGCTGTACCTACTTGTTTAGCTATTTCTTCAGCTACTGTAGCTATATCATTATCTAAAGCTGCTTGTCTAGCTTTTTCTAAATTTAATTGTTTACCTGTTAATAGCTCAGCTTCCATTTCAGCACCAATAGAACTTTCAAAGTTTAATAAACTACTAGATATTTGTTCTACTTTGTCTAAACTTAAACCTAAAGCTTTAGCACTAACAACCGCTTCGGCTAAGGCTTCAGGTTGTCCTTGTAATTGAAGTAAAGTAGCAGTAGATACATCTTTAACAGATTCTAAAATTTGTTTTTGGTTTAAAGCTAAACCATTTTGAGCTGCTAAAGCCGCGGATTGACCTAAAAATTCTTCTGTAGATTCTTCTAATCCCTTACCAGTTAAAAAAGTAGTACTTTGTAGAGCAAGAGCGGCATCATTGCTTAAATGAGCTTGTTTTGTTAATTTAGTAAAATCTGTTAATGTTTTACTATTTAAAGAGGCAAATGTACCATACCTATTATTTAAGGTAGTGAAGGATTCAACTAAATTTGCTGTAGTTACATTTAACTCTCCTGAAAGATTCGCAGTCGTATTTAATTCACTATTTAAAGCTAAAGCTTGATTATATGAAATGCCAAAGTTTTTAGCTAATTCCCCTGATTGTTTATCTACAGATATTAAAGCGTCTATTAGTTGAGTTGCTAAAAATCCAGCTATAGCTAGTGGGTCTTTTAAATTTTGAATTAATTGAGTTCCTGCTTCTTTAATTCCCCCTTTGAGGACTTTCATTTTATCACCAAACGATAAAGTAGCTTCTTCTCCTTCCTTTAACCCTTCTTTAATTTCTTTTAACCTTTCTTCAGCTATAGAACGCATTTCATCTTGAACTTCATTTAATCCTAAAGCATTTTTAAGACCACCCATTCCTAATTTATCAAGAGCACCACCAATAGCTTCAACAGCAGCCCCCCCTAAACCTATTAGTCCATTAATTTGTTCTTCTTTTTTTATTCTTTTATCTAATTCATCATTTGCATCCTGTAAAACACTAAATCCACCTTTTTTACCTTCTAAGATAGCAGCATCATTTTTTAATTGTTTAACAGTAATTCCTAAAGACTTAGCTCTTACTTTTAATGCTCCTTCATTAAGTGTTTTTTTATCTTTACCTAGTAATAGTCCTGTTTGTAGTGCTTTTGTACCTTTATATTCTTGTTCTACTCTTTCAGCTTGGTATCTAGCTTCTGCATCAAGATCTCTAAGTTTTTCTTTTCTTTTTTTAAGATCTTTTAAGGATAATTGATAGAGACCATTTTGATCATTACGTAAATCTCGAGTAAGACTAGATATACCTTTAAAAGTTTTTTCAACTTTTTTAGTTGCAGATTCTGTAGATGATAATTCAGATACAATCCCTTGAAGTTCCCCATACACACCATTAAATCCTGATTCTAAACGTAATGCTTCTTCTTTAGCTTTTTCAATCGATGTTGATATAGCGTCTATCGCATTTTTAGTATTTTCTATATTAGAAGTATCAAATAGTGGGGCTTTTTTACTAGTTAATACAGTATATTCCTTTTGTAATTTTTTAAGGTCATTAATTAACTTGTTAATATCTTCAGCCATGGAGGTGGGATTTTATTATAAATATTAAAGAGCGTCATTTTTTTGACGCTCTTGTAACATAATTTGGTTGGCTTGGTTTTTTAGAATTTTTTAAGAATTCTGGGGAATTTATTTTTCCAGATGAATCCATTAGGGTTGATGTTTTTGAATTTGTTGACTTTTTATAAGATTCATTTTCTGCTTTATAAAATTCACTTATTTCATGAAATGTAAATTTACGAAGCCATATAGGCATATTATAAATAGTTTCCCAATCATATCCACCCTTCCCATGAAATACAATTTCATGTATTTGTTTAAATAAATTTCTTCTCGATTGAGATATAATATTAATAGTCAGGCCAAAAAAAGTTGATACTAATCGGGACTGCGACCTCCTCACCGCTGTCCAAAGTAACATTCATATCAATATCAGGTTGGGTATTACGAATATGTTCTCTTAAAGCCCTAGAATCCATAGCTAAAAGATAATTATCTACAAATTTACGTATAGATTTTGAATCTGAGTCACCATTGATAGATACAATTAGATATTTTAATCTTGTAGATAGGTCAGGAGAAGCATTTTTATCTATCTTTTTTAATCCTTTAATTTCTCTATCGATTTTAGATTCATCATGTCCTGTTAATAATTTATACTTAATAGTATTCCCAGATTTAGGAAGTTTGAATTCAAATTCATTTACTCCTGGGGTGATAAGTAATTCATCAAAATGTTTTGATTCTAAAGTTGATAAATCTACTTTATGCTCTGTATTATCATAAGAAAAGGTATAATCTTTACCATATCCTAAAATACGAGCTGCTACTAAAACAGCATTTTTATCTCCTACAATTAGATCTTTTACTTTAACTCCTTCGCTAATAACTAAAGATTCTAATAATTTATCTAAAACCGTTCCGTTACTGATATAATTTTGATTTGTTAAAATATCTTCTTCTTTTGCCGTCATATATTTCATTTCAACAACACCTGAAGATAGGGGATTATCTTTTGGATATACTAATCCTTTTGAAGGTAGTTCTACTTGTTCAGTAGGTAATTTTAATTCTTCCATATAAATTTTATTTTATTATAACTTAATTTCGTGGATAAATATCATAAAGGAAAATTCTTTAACCTAAGTTAATTAATAATTCTTTGATTGTTTTTGTTTAATATCGAAGTTTTTATGAATTTTGTCTTCTAGTTTATCAACTCTACTATCAACAAAACGTATAATACCTTCATTTTCTCTACGTTGATTAAATTCAACTTCCTTAAGATCATTTAAAGTTCTGCTTTCTAAATTGTTTATATTACTATAAATTTCATTACAAGTTGACTTTAAATTTTCAATTTGTTTGTTTAATTCTTTAATTTGTTTACTATTCATAAACATAACCACTACTACAACAATAAATGCAATAGTACTTATACCTAAAATAAATGCTAATATTTCCATAATTTTTAAAATTTTAAAATATTAAAGAATTTTCCTTATGATATTAATACCTAAATATACAAAAGGAGCTTGGTAAAACCAAGCTCCTCTTAAAAATATATGATATAATTTGTATTAGAAATTTAATACACAGTAGTCAGGTTGAACTTCTAATGAGATGTTCACTGCTGTGTCGGCATCATCCCAGTTATAATCACCCCAATTAATTGAGGTAATTAAAGCACCTTTAATGATCCATTCTGATATTACATCCCCTACAGGACCTAATACATTAAGAGTTAAATCTTTTTTATAAAAATCAGAATAACCATCTCTACCTGTTACAGATTCATGATGCAATCTTAACCATTCGATAGCTGCTTGAGCTCCTGAAGGTGTGATTGGATCAAATAGTGTCATTGATATAGGACCCCAAGTAGTTTTACCTTTCACAAAACGTTGAACGTTTATATGATTTAAAGCTACTGTTCCTTGAGCTACATTAATACCACCTACCCCTTTAATTTCATATGATGGTATACCATCAACGTACATTATAAAGCGATTTGTCTGTTTTGGTTCAAATGCTGTGAAAAATATTTCGTTTGGATCTAATACTGCCATTTTATTATTATTTTCTTATTTTTTATTCAATTATAAATATTCGATTTCTAAACTTTTTATACTGGGAACGTAGCTCCTGTTGGTAAAATGTTGAAATCTAAGTAAATAAATTCAGCTGTTTTCGTTGGTTGGATATAAATCGCACCTACTAATTGATTTCTGTCAATTACATCTGCTGTATTATTACTATCATCCATTACTACTTTAAAAGCATACAAACCTTGACGTTGTTGAACACTTTCTAAATATGGATTTACTTGGCTTAAGAATTGATTTCTTGTAGCTGCTGTATTTTGTTCAAATACTAGATTATCTGTTATTTGGGTAATAAA